AAGCGAGTCGTACATCCGTGCTTTGCGGCAGGATCGTCCTCAGATCGAAGACGCTCCGTTGTATGCGGCTGTCCGTCCAATTACCGGAAGTACATACGGAAACAGTTACGAGCTGCTTCTCTGGCCGACGCCAGACAAGACGTATCGGATTCAGTATGCCTACAACGTCGAGGTCAGTGCGGGAAGCACTATCTACGGGGGCATTCCGCATAACGAAACCATTATGGCTTCGTGCCTCGCTATTGCTGAAACCTACGCTCCGGAGCAAAGCAACCGACACCGAGACATCTACAAAGATCGTCTCGCTGCTAGCGTCATGTTTGATCGCAAGGCTAACGCAACGGAATACTTCGGTTACAACTCGGACAATTCCGACGAGCCTATCCTTATTCGCAGAAACCTCCGGTACGCCACCTACACCAACAGGGGCGGAACGGTCTACCCGACTACCTGACCATGCCAGCAAGAGTCGCCATATTAAAACCAAACAATGCTGGAAACAGTTCCTTTTTGGGTTCTGCTGTTGACGACTATTTGCATACGGGTGATGACAAAACTAGTGTTTATTACTTAAATGTCCAAAAAATGGGCATTCGTGTGGGTACGCAAGTAGCTGAGGTTTCGGGGGACGGTGATGCTCTGCGACGGTTCGAACACAGCCACTCCCTAAATGGCTCATTCCAAATGAGCGGGTTTATGATTAGTTCTGCGGCTGTTGGTCTTACTGGCTTAGACAGCGCAACAACAAATCCCTGCGACATTGCGGTTGTTCTTGGAAGGTCTGGAAGCACTTTGAGAACTTTGGCGTTCAAAGGCATCATCAAAGATGTCAGCATTAGTTGGTCCATGAGCGGACCATTTGTGGGGATTTCTTTGTCCGGTATCATGACGGACAGTTACACCGGCGAGACGGATCTCGTCGTCGAATCTACAACCATTGGCGCATAGCCAGAAAGGGGCAAGTATGCCCGGTCACAGCACAGCATTTGAACTTGGACAGGATCAGCAGGGCGTGGAGTTTGAGGGCAAGTTCCTCAGCTTCTACGCAGGAACTCCCACGGCTTCGATTGCCGGATACGGCAAGGGCGCTCTGGCGGTTGATACCACTAACGGCAAGCTCTACATCAACACTGGCACGTTTGCCAGCGCGACTTGGACCGTCGTTGGCAGCCAGAGCTGATCGGTGGCTTTTGTACTCGTAAAACCTGCCCTCGCGGGGGACACTGTCTCGCGTTTGGCCTCTGGCAGCATCAATGCTGACGACAGCGGCCAAGCGCAGAGGTTTTACATGAAGGTCGGTTCGTACAGCATCAAGGCAGGCAACAAGCCGTTTGATTGCACCGCCGAAGGCGACTCGTTCTCTGATATCCGGCACTTGGAATTCCTGACTGGAAATTTCTCCATTTCAGGCTGGATGGTCAATCAAAAGATCCTTGTCGATAATCTAAGAAGCAAGACCAGCAATAAAGACGTAGCCATCAGCATGACGCTAGGTCGAGACTCAGACGACAACACCATACGAACAATCAACTTTGATGCTTTGATTACGGGCGTTCAAGTTCAATACCAAAAGAACGCCCCGTTTGTAAATGTGGTAATTGGCGGCTTGATTACTGGTTCTTACGCATCGACCGGAGAAGTCGTCAACGAAACGGAGATTGGCGTTTGATTACCCCAGACGACATGAAGGAATTCAATCGCCAGTTCGGCGACATAAAGATCACCGAACTAGAAGAAGCGATGCCAGAAGCCGCAGAAGGCATGGGCAATTCGTCTGTTGACGATGTTGATCCAGTAGTTGAAGCGTTGGCTGAGATTCTTTCTGTTCTTGAGTCAATCAACGAGTTTATTCGGCAATGACAGCAGTCCTTACAAAATCCGACATTAACGGCTCGTCTCTAACGATTGGGTATCGCGATTGGAAGAAAGACGCCGCCATCAGGCGGTTTTTTGTCCAAGCGGCAGCAGCTGATACCAAGTCCGCAGTTATTAGTGCGGTTTACGCTTCTGTCTCAACGCATCACAACGAGTTGACGAACCTACCGCTACAGAGCCTTACGGCTACTCGTATCGGTATAGGAAATTGGCTTGTAATTGGCAGGTACGACCGTTCGGTCACGCAAGGTCTAGCGTTAAACGCTCCGTTCTTGGTTGACGCCGCGAGCGCGTTTGAGTCCATGCCGATATACACGGATTACTCGAACTTCCAAGATGGCGTTCCTTACGGCCAAGTCCTAGCGACTCCAACCTCGATTACGCAACAGCAGCGAGGCGCAGTAGAGCGTAAGGTTTGGCAGCGCCCGGTACTGCGGCTGAAGTGGCCGTTTGAAACCAACATCCACCCAATGAACGGCTACAGAAACGCAGGCGGAACAACCAATGCAGGCGGCCTTGCTATTGGCGGCTCTGCAAGCGTTCTTCCTCCCCAAAGCGTGAGATACGACGGGTTTGTTTGCGACACTTACGCAACAACAAGCGGGGCTAGGTATCGAGGCCATCACAACCTGACGTACTCACCATCATCAAACTGGAAATCCCAGAACCTATTTTTTGACGAGCAGTGGCAGGTTGATCTTGTGCCTATGTACAAAGCTGGGACTTGGAACCTCACATGACGCTTACGTCAGAAGATTTTCGATCGCCGTTCTCTCCGACGTTTCGAGCAAACCTTGCTTTGATGTCGGAGAAGCTTGATTCAATTGAAGAGCGATTTTCCCAGATCGAAAAGTCCGCAGCGGACATTCAGCGTTTCTTTGGCGGCGAAGAAGCGGTTTCTGGGGCTCAGAAATTTGTCCAACTGCAAACTACAGGGTGGTCTCCTTCTGCAATAGGCGACGTAGATGCAAACGAATACCAAGGCATTTCGTTTGATCTCGAATGGGAAAACGGTGCGTTTGTCAAAGTTAATGAGCAAGGGTGCAGGGCTTTTGATTTGAGCATCAAACTTAATGAGCCAACCGAAATGCCAGAACCCGCAATTATTACAGGGGCAGACGGCCTAGAAGAAGACACGGTGATTCTTGGAGTTGAGGTTTCTGATGGCATTGTCGCTTTCTGTTCAAACAGGCCAAGACTTAAAGTCACTTGCGAATAGGAAAAGCAAATGCTGAAACATGTAGTGCTAGGAACACTAAAGACTGTTGAAGAAACAGTCTTTCGCGCAGACAGCAACTCTCCGGTTCGCGTCAAGTCATTCTGGATTGCAAACGCATCTTCTTCTAGCGACGACCTTTATCTTTATCAGGTTCCGTCTGGCGGATCTGCGGCAACGTCAAACGCTTTGTTTTACGCAACTACGATTCGAGCAAACGCATCAACGGTAGTTGACCCGGCTGGCATTGTTCTTGAGCCGGGGGAATCGCTAATAGCCAGTTCCGCCAATGGCAGCAGGCTGGTTCTTCATGTTTACATGGAGGTCTCGTCGTGAGCGGTGTAGTCGGTTCGGCGTGTTGTTGCGACACAGAGGCTGTGCCGTGCATTGGGGCTCCGGGAGCAACTTGCGCTCCTGCCGCAATCGTAGTCGAAGGATTTATGTCTTACGGCATTTCCTCATCAACAGACGAATTACATAGAAGGACTTCTGTTTGCCAGCAATCGTGCGGATCGCAACCGTGGCCCCCGTCAGAAGGCGAATCCAACAGGACAAACGTGGCTAGCTTTGCCGAAACCGCGCGCTCAAGATTTAAAGCTTTGCTAGTAAAATCATCATTTGGCCCCGGAGATTACAACGAATACAGCACTCCAGCCGGAGCAAGTAATTTTCAACCTGTAGTTTCGATGAATTACAACGTTTCCGCTTCTGGCGAATTTAAAGTTGAAAACGAACAAACCGCCTGTCTTCCTTGCAATGGCTCTTCACTCCTAAGATTTTCAAGACAAACACTTCAGGGTAATTTTGGACAAGGAAGCCAAGAGGAAATAACCGGCCTTGGCTTGGCGGTTTATCGAAGCACCCGATATATTGATTGCGACAATGTCCCTTCTTGTGTCGGCGAGCTTTTAACTCCCGGTTGTTACGAGGTATACCAATACCGTGCTTTTGGAACGGCTGACGGCGTTGAAGCAACTAGCGAACTTAGAGACTACTACAGGCGAGAAGAAGTAATACAGTTTTCAGATCAATGTCGCGATGTAATTGTCGATGACACCTCTAGTTCTGAAACAGCACAAACCTCAATAGGCGTCGCGTTGAATTTTGACACCTACGCAAAAATTGACGAGTTTGACGCTTGCCCACCAATTCAACGATTACCGATCAACGCAATGGTGTGGAACGGAACCAGCCCTCTTTTGCCGGGTTGCAACATTCCGCCAAACTGTCCAGTTACTTGTTGTGGAGAAGTCCAAGGCGGAGAAATGTTTTACGCTTACGACGGATACGGCGGTTCTTATTTTAGCGGAGCAGGGACAAGCCAAGGTTTTCGCTGGTATGCAAATTTGCCACATTGCAGCAACGTTGCATCAAACGAGGGGATTGAATCAGAAAGCCGTTCTTTATCCGAAACAGACCAAATTAATTGCATTGGTGGCGTTACCTGTTTCAACGGGTCAGACGAACCAGAAGCGCCCGTTACAGACTTAGTTTTTGACCTATTTCGAGAAGGCAGCCTTGAAGATGCCATTGTCTACGACCTCACAATAACGAGGAAAGAAGTCTTGTTCACTATGCCAGACCCAGCGGACTGGCCCAACGGAGTTTAAATGAGCGATTGCAAGCACAGGGTCGGACCATTCTGTCACCTTGGGTATTTCAACGGAAATCCCACGGCACAAGACTGTTTTAGCTGCGAGGCATACTCGGGCCGAAGCAGGGGACTTGGCGATTATGTAGCAAAGTTCTTAAAATTCCTTAGAATTGATCGCGCAGCCCGCTTTTGGTCACGGAAGACGGGCAAAACGTGCGGTTGTAAAAAACGGCAAGTCAGCTTAAACGCGGCGATGCCATCGAAAAGGGCTAGATAATGGCAGTCACATACGCAACGTTGTTTGCAAGGCTTGGCAAGCTGTTCCAGATGGCTAAAACCATCCGGGCTCAGATGGCTGTGCTGAGGACCGAATACTCCGACATCATCAACCAGTACACCGATGCCGACATGTACATGGTTGGGCATTTGACAGAGCAAATTGAAAACCGTATTAACGATGCCCAGAAGTTGGTTCGCGTCGTTCGCATGGATGCCGAATCAACTCTCATCGAAATGATGGACGATGATCTTGTTTCTAGCAACGGCGGCGGTCTTGAACACAAAACGGTACACATTGCTCTCCGCGAACTCATCCGGCAAATGGAGGCGAACAGCCAAAGCGTTGACGGGACCACCATTAGTATTGCCACTCCCTCGTCGTTTGGGACCGGAAAAGGGTCTATGGTTCTTTCCTCGCTCGCCTCTCAAGCGTTGGCCCCCGACGCGGTAAGTTACCCCTCCGTTCGTACCGAGCTTGTCCGGGCTCAATGCGTCAAAGACGCAAATGACCCCAGCATTAGCGAAAACGCTGAGATGTTTCAGGTGATGGGCCAGCGTGCAGAAGGTCGCTTGGACGAAGAATGGCCCAAGGGCAGCGGCATGAGAGCCATTGTTCACGCGGTTGACCCGGCTAACGACCAACAAAGCGGTCCCGGCTTGAACGTCCTTCGCAACTCTAACTTTGAAAACTTTGTTAGCAATACGCCTTCGGGTTGGACGATTGCCACGGGAACTGCTGGGGCTCAGGTCTTTGAGGCTACTTCAGGCCAATACACTGGAAGCAGCGCCTTGAAACTAACCGGCAACGGTTCGACAGCTACCAAGTTGACGCAAGCGTTTAACAGTGCTTCTGGTACTTTTGGCCGAATTAAGCCAGACACGCTGTACACGATTAGTGTTGCAGTAAAACGAGCGGGAACTGCAACGCAAGGCGTTCTAAAGATTTACGCTACTGATGGAAGCGCGGTACTTAACAGTTCGGACACCAACCGAAAGATGCTTGTTGAGATTCCCTACAACGACGCCCGTCTTACTACCTCTTACGTTCTAGTCACCGTTGCTTGCATGACCCCCAAAGAAATTCTTAAAGGCTCGTACTTTGTCATTGAGACCTCAACGGCGTTCAATGCTGGCGTAGATATTTACGTTGACCATCTTTCGTTGGCTGAGATGTACCGTACTCAGCCGGGTGGCGTTGCGGTTCAGGTCGTTTCGGGGGCAACTCGTTTTGCTTTTGATGACGAATCGACTTCGCAGGTTACGAATAACAACGAAGGTGAATTTAACCTTGAGTTCTCTCGGTTCTTCCGGATAGGCGACTTCGGTTACGCATTGCCGCCCAATTACGCCGGTAGCGAAACCATTAGCGACGGTTTGATTGGATAAACAACATGGCTAAGAAAAAAGCAACAAAGAAGCCTCCGGCAAAATCGTTGGTAAATGAAAGTTGGATTTCGTCGGCTTTTAACAAAAATCCGAACCAATCGCCCAAGGCCGGGAGCGAGGGCAAAGACTTTCAGCATATGCCTTTGATTCACGACCCCAATCAAAAGCCTGATCCAAATGCGGTCAGGCATATGCCTTTAATTCCCGACCCGAATCCAAAGCCATTGGTTAATCCCGACTCCGTCCAGATGATGGAAGAAGGCAAGCTTCAACGGCAAGTAATTAGAAAGAAGTCGGGCAACGATATGTTGCAAGGAATCGCTGACAAAGTAACCGGCAAACTTCGCGATTTTTTTGAACCGGGTCTTGCACATACTGGAATGAACGCTGCGCTGGAGGCTAGCAACAAAGCCCAGCAAGAGCCGACTATCCAGCAGATGGACATTAACGATTCGCGAAGAGGTCTTGAAGCTGAGGACGCGGCAAACGACAGAGCGCGTCGGGATCTTGAGTTTAAAAGGGAAATGAACCCCAACCAGAACCAAGAGGATCTTGACGCTCTTCAGTCTCGGGTGGTTCGAGAACGACAAAGCGAAATCTTCAGTCCTTCTGATCTGCTTCCGGCAGGGCGGGCTGAGTTCGACGCGGCTGCTCGCGGCGAGATCCCCGGCTACGCAATCAAAGACCCCGGAGCCCGTGCGGCTTTTTCTAGAGCAAGGCAGTCAGACCCCGGTTTTGGTTCTAGAGAGCGAGTCAATGCAGAGCGAGAGCCGATCCCATTTGACCAAGAGTTGATGGACGACCTTGAATTTGAAGGGCAGCAGCGTCGAAATGATTTGGAAGATAAGGGGCTTGACCCGGTAATTGACGCGCGAATTAGAGCATACGAAGAAGCAAAGAAAAATGGTCGTTTGAGTTTGTACGACGCAAAGACTATTGGCAAATTCGAAAGAGCAATTAAGCGTCGAGATGGGGGTGATTATTCTTTTGAAGACGAGTTCGAAGGCGAAAGCATGAACTCCGGAGACGGCGACTTTGACTACGACGCAATGGGCAAACGAGCCCAAAAAGGTCAACAGCCTCGATCTGCTGGCGGCATAGGTCAAGGCCCGTTGACGAACGTAAGAAGCAAGGCAGAAGAAGAGCGTATTGACGGGGTTATGGAAAAACGATGGTTCGCCTTTCATGACGCTATCTATGACGCAGATGACGATGCCAAATTTGTAGAAGTTAACGGCAAAAAATACAAAATAGAGAGAGCAAAACAAATTCTTGACAACATTGGGCTGTATGAGAGGCGTCGAGAAACAGGGGACGACAGGTTAAGTTACAGACCGGGGCGTCAATTCAGGAACCATACGGACTGGGATTCCGGAATGCCGGGTGACATTCATGCTAAAGGCCGTCTCGC